TCCCCGTTCACATCAACCCAGTCGCGCAGAATTCGGCGACATCGGGCACGGAGTTACTTGGTGAGTTGGCAGGGATCGGGACGGTCGCGGGCTCCGGCGTTGGTTTTTCGCAGAGCTTCACCGAACACGGTTGGGTGATGGGTATCGTGAACGTGTGCGCGGACATCAGTTATCAGAAGGGTGTACACCGGATGTGGTTCCGGCGGACGGTGTTCGATCACTACTTCCCGAGCTGGGCGCATTTGTCGGAGCAGGCTGTCCTTTCGAGGGAGATTTATACGGATGGCACGGCGGACGATGACACGGTCTTCGGCTACCAGGAGCGTTGGGCCGAGTATCGGCAGAAGCCGAACCTCATCACAGGTGTATTTCAGTCTTGGGCTGCTGCTCCGTTGGACGTCTGGCATTTCGCTCAGAATTTCGGGGCTTCTCGTCCGACGTTGAATCAGACGTTCGTGGAGATGGATGCGCCGTTTGGGCGTGTGCTCCAGGTGAGCGCGTACGCGTCGCAGCAGTTCCTCTGCGACATGTCTTTCCAGTGCCGTTGGGCTCGTGCTATGCCCCTGTATTCGCTGCCGGCTCTGGCAGGGAAGGGGCTGTAAGTGGGCGTGTTTGGCCTGGGGAACAATGGTCCCCCAGGCGTGCCCGCGTTTGGACCCTCTGCGCCGAATTCGGCGCAGGGGGTTCGGTCTATGCGTTCGTTTCAGAGTGCAGGTGAGGATGAGGGCGACAACGAAGGTCGTCCGTGGTGGATCCCGTTGCTCCCGACGTTGATCGGCGGGGCGATCGGGTTGGGTCAGCAGGTTTGGCAGAACAAGCGTGAGGATTCGGCTCACCAGCGGGAAATGGCCGACCTGGAGAAAGCCGGTTTGAATCCGGCGTTGGCGGCCGCTGGTCGTGGGTCTGATACGGGTCCTCAGAAGGACATCGTTGGTTCTGCTTTGATGGTTGCTCGCGCGAAAGCGGAGATCGAGTTGTTGCGGTCTCAGTCGATCGCTCAGCGTGCCGGCGCTTCTCGTGACGTCGCTCAGGCCCAGGAGATTCAGCAGTACGCGGGTGGTCGTGCGGATCTGGCTCAGGCGCAGGCGGCGCTTGCTCGAGGGAACCTCGAGCAGATGCGTGCGCAGCTTCCTGGGTTGATCGCGCGTTTGCGCGAGGAGGTCCGGTTGACCGGGAATCGCGCGGAGGTGGAGTCTCAGGAGGCGTTGATTCGTAAGCTGCAGGTTGAGGGTTACCTCAACGAAGAGGAGTTGCAGAAGTTGGCCGGAGAGTATGGTCCTGTTGGTATTCTTCTCATGCAGTTTCTAAGGAGGCTACGTCCGTGAGGATTGTTCCGGCAGAGGAGTTTGAGCTCCTGGATGTGATGCGCGCCGAGCTCGCCGAGGCGTTCGCTGTGGACCTTGGTGGTCCCTCGTTGACTCAGCAGCATCTGAAAGATGAGGCTGACATCAACGTGATTATGCGCCGGTTTGGTTATACCGGCGCTTTGCCCGTAGGGGCTGCTGGAGCCGTGTACGGCGACTTCACCGGGATCGAGTCGTACGAGGACGCGGTGGACTTGGTGGAGCGCTCTCAGCGCGATTTTATGGCTTTGCCTGCGAACATTCGTGAGCGTTTCCAGAACGATCCGTCTAGGCTCGTTCGGTTTGCTTCGGAGGCGACGAAGGAGCAGTTCGAAGCGTTGTTTAATCGGGCCGATGTGCCCGGTTCTCTTAGCGCGGCGCAGGGAGCGGCTTTGCCGCGACCGGAGGCCGTGCAGACCGGGGGAGCAGCTGCGGAGCAGGCTGGTTCTTGATCCCCGGTCGGTTGCCCTGGCTGCTAGGTGTTTACGGCTCTCGCGAGCCCAACGTTGGGCTTGCTCGTGCGTCCGTGCGTGCGCGGGTAGCGTGCGTGCGCGGGTGCGCGAGCTTGCCCGAGTGTAGGCGAGCGTTTGTTAAGCCTTTGTGTATCAAGCAGTTACAGGGCTTGTTGTTTACTCCCCCCCCGGGTTGCCGGGGGGGGAAGCGGGGGGGTGAAGCACACATGATGTCTTGGTATATGTGTGCGGAGTGACACCGACTTCGAGGAGGTGGAACGATGGGGGTCAAGGGGGCGAAGTCCCCTGTGTCCGTCTGCCGGATCTGCTTGGTGAAGCTGCCGGCTAAGACGGTTGGTTTGTGCGATGACTGTGTCCAGCGTAAGTTGCCTTTTCCCTTGCAAGAGAAGGAGGTTTGCGATGCGTAGGAACGTGAACAAGGGGAAGGCCGCGCGGAAGTTTCGCGGTCAGACCTCGAAGACGCACGTGAAGAACGTGGCTCGTCCAGGTCGTGGCGGTTTCAGGTTGTGAGTTGTTTTCGGCCGCTGCCCTCACAGTATCGCGACGACGGTACTGTGAGGGTTCGGCCGTATTCGAAGGCTCGTCCTGCAGCAGACGATGAGTTCGAAGTGCCGTGCGGGAAGTGCATAGGTTGTAAGGTCGATCGAGCTCGAGCGTGGTCTATTCGTATAGGTCATGAGGCGCAGAGTTGGGATTCGAACCTGTTCTGTACGTTCGATTACTCCCCAGAGCATTTGAAGTCGTGGTCCCTGGAGTATCCGGACTTCCAGGGTTTCATGAAGCGGTTGCGGAAGCGGTTGCCTTCTCCGATCCGTTTTTTCGTTGCGGGCGAGTACGGTGAGACGTACAAGCGGCCGCACTGGCACGCGATTCTGTTTAATTGCCGATTCCCTGACCAAGAGAGGTTCAAGAATGGGACCTTGCAGTCGCTCCTGGCTGAAGAGCTATGGGGTAAGGGCCGAGTGGTTATTGGCGATGTTAACGCTACTTCGGCGGCGTACGTGGCTGGCTATACCTATGGGAAGCGGTATGGAGCGGAGGCGCAGGATTATTACGAGGACTTGGTCAATCCCCTCACCGGTGAGGTGGGGCGCCGTCGAAGTGAGCTTGTGGTTATGTCCAGACGGCCCGGTCTTGGAGCAGAGTGGTATAGGCGGTTTGGATCCGATCTTTTCCCTAACGATGTGGCTGTCCAGGAGGGACGGCAGTACAAGGTTCCTCGGTATTATGCTGAGAAGTTCCGGGCGTCTAACCCTGGAGAATGGGAGGCTATCTCCGAACGACGCTATTTGAAGGCCCTGGAGCGGCCGGAGGAGTCGACGGTGGAGCGGCGTGAGGTTCGTGAGAAGGTGGCTGAGGCGAAGAATCGGTTTTACTCACAGAGGAGGTTCTAGTGTACTTGTTCGCGATCTTTGATCGGAAGATGAAGCAGTACCAGCAGCAGGTTGTGGCTGAGGTGAACGCGTTAGCGTATCTGCGGAACCTCGCGGATGGTGTGAAGCAGGCCGAGGGGTCGTTGATCTCGCTGCATCCGGAGGACTTCGATGTTATGTCGCTCGGCGAGCTCGACCGGGAGACGGGTGTGATCACGCCGGCGATCCCGCCGAGGTTGGTTGAGAACGTGGCTGAGCTGATGCGGAGCGCGACGGCTCCGCTGGAGCGGGGTCCGCAGCTTCGCGCGGAGGCGTAAATGAACCGGAAGGTTGAGGCTAACCGCTATGCGATGGTTCCGCAGGCGGGCATTCCGCGTAGCTCGTGGGACAACCGGTTCAACCACAAGACGACGTTCACGGGGAACTATCTGATTCCGGTTTACGTGGATGAGATCCTACCTGGAGACTCGCTTTCGCTGCGGATGAGTGTGTTTTGCAGGTTGGCTACCTGCATCGTGCCTCCGATGGATAACGCGTACCTGGATGGTTGGTTCTTCTTCGTGCCGAACCGGCTCCTGTGGTCGAACTGGAAGCGGTTCATGGGTGAGCAGACGACTCCTGCGGATACGACGGCGTTTCTGACTCCGTACGTGACGGTGAACAACGGCGCGACGGATGCGCAGCCGGGGACGCTCGGGAACTACTTCGGGTTGATCGAGCCGACTGCGGGGCAGACTTACATCGCTCAGGCGATGCCGTTCCGCGCGTACAATCTCATTTACAACGAGTGGTTCCGCGATGAGGACCTTTCCGCTGCACTTACGGTTTCGACGGGTGATGGGCCGGACACGATTTCTGGCACTTATGCGGTCGTTCGCCGGACGAAGCGGCCAGACTATTTCACGACGTGTCGGCCGTGGACCGTCAAGCCTAACCAGTCGTCGATTTCCACGACGGGAAATGTGGCGTTGTTCCAGCCTGGTGGAGACGCGGTTCCTTGGAGTTATGGGAATGTCAACTCAGGGTACGGTGCTCCTGTGTCCGGCATCGGTGTTACGAACCAGACGGTCACCGGCGCGGCGACTCAGGTTTATGAGACGGGTGCGCGCCTGGTGGATTATCCTAGGTACTATTCCGATGCCGGAGCCGATATCCGACTTCGGGCTACCGCGTCGCCGGGGGCGGAGTATCCCGATGTCCGGGTGATGATTCAGGACATTCGGACGGCGAATCAGATTCAGCTTTTCGGAGAGCGCAATGCGAGAGGCGGGAGCCGATACACCGAGTTGGTTCGGTCTCATTTTGGAGTTGTCTCTCCTGATGCCCGGTTACAGCGTCCGGAGCTACTTGGGAGTTTCCGAGTCCCCGTTCACATCAACCCAGTCGCGCAGAATTCGGCGACATCGGGCACGGAGTTACTTGGTGAGTTGGCAGGGATCGGGACGGTCGCGGGCTCCGGCGTTGGTTTTTCGCAGAGCTTCAC